TGGCGCACGGCGAGCACGACGAGCTCCGGCAGCGCCTGCAGCTTGCGCTTGAGGCGGTCACGCCCCTGGAACCGCGTCTTCGCCACCGGCGCCTCCTTCAGCTTCGCGGTGCGGTGTCGCGTGTTCAGCCGCGCCCGCAGCGAGCGCGCGTGCGGCGGCGGCGCGCGGCAGGTTGACGAGCTGGCCCGGACGGAACGTCCGCACCAGTCGCCCGCCCCACCGCACCGGCGACCACTCGAACACGCGCGTGATCCGCACCCACACGGCGTCGTCCTCAGACGCCGAGCAGGAGAATGTCGTAGGTCGCGTCCGACGCGCCGCCGTTGGCGATGCGCAGCAGGTCGCCCGTACCCGCCGTCACCGCCCAGCCCGTACCGGGGTGCGCCATCGCCAGGAAGCCGCCCGGCTTGACCAATATCTTGTCGGCGGCGTCCGCGAATGGCCCGACAAACGCGTTCGACGCCGCGCCGCCCACCGTCAGGTTGCCCGCGTTCGTCGCCGGCGCCTTGATCAGGATCGCCTTGATCGCGGTGAACACGACCGCGTTGCCGAGCGAGTCGGTGAGCGCGCTCGACAGGTCGAGGTCCTCGTTCGACGACGCCGTCACCGGGCGCTTGTCGGCGAACTCCTTGTTCGCCTGGCCGGCGCCCGTGCCGTGCTCGAACGCCACGGACGCGGAAAGCTCGGTGTTCGCGGCGCCGGCGGCGAGGTCGGTCGAGGTGAAGTTCTTCACGCTCGCGGCGGCGCTGACCTTGGCAGTGATTGTCATCGTCTCGTTCCTTTCGTTTGTATCAGTCGGATCCGCGACCGGCTTCGCACTGGAGCAGCAGGAAGCGGCCACGCTCGTCGAGGTTGCCCACGTAGCGCACGGCGAGCACGAAGCCGGCGTCGAGGTCGACGACGCGGTCGCCCTCGTTGATCGCCAGCGTGTCGGGGTCCGTGCGCAGCCACACGTCGTAAGGCGCCACGCCCTGCAGGCGAGCCGCGATCACGGCTTCGTCGCCGCGCCGTGGCGCTACCCGCGCGGGGCGTTCCTCGACCAGCGTGAGCCAGTCGCCTTCGCTGTTGCCGTAGCCGTCGTCGAGCGGCTCGCCGGCGTGGGGCGTGTCGTCGCCGTAAAGCGTGTCGTCGCCAAAGAGGGTGTCGTCCGTGCCGTCGTGGCGGCGGTCCACACGCACGCGCTGGCGCAGGTCGCCGGCCGCAGGAAGCACGCCTTTCACGCTGCAGCCCTCACTGATACTTGCGCCAAGGTTCGTAGAGTTCTCCGACGAGCAGCAGCAGCGCCTGGCGGACGGGAGGCGGCAGCGCGGTCGCGTCGCCGTAGCCCGCCGTGTAGCGCACCACGACCGCGTCGGGGCGCGGGTAGGTCGCCGGCGCCGTCCAGCCCTGGTTGAACACGAGCGTGTCGCCCACGACGAAGTACAGCGCCGCGTCGAGCGTCTGCACGACGTTGGCGGCGTCGCGGTACGTCACGGCGGAAAGCGTCGACACCGGCCCGCACTGCAGCGCTGCTTCGCGCCCGCACGGAAACGCCGCGAGCTCGAGGTCAAGCGTGCGCGTCACCAGCGAGCGCCCGAGCCCGCCGGTCGGACCTTCCAGCCACGCGCTCGCCACGCCGACGAGCGACGCAAGCGTCGCGTCGTGGTGCGCGTGCGCCACGCGGCAGTGCGCGCGCGCGGCCGCCGTCGTGACCGCCGGGCTCGCCGGCGGCGTCACGACGACGACGCGGCCTGCACTCAGGTGTGTCACCGCCAGCGACCTGCGCCAAGGCGTCAGCAGCGCTTCCACCGCGAGGAGCGTGTCGTCGCCAAAGAGGGTGTCGTCCGTGCCGTCGTGGCGGCGGTCCACACGCACGCGCTGGCGCAGGTCGCCGGCAGCAGGAAGCACGCCTTTCACGCTGCGGCCCTCACTGAAACAGCAGGAAGCACGCCTTTCACGCTGCGGCCCTCACTGAAACTTGCGCCAAGGCGTCAGCAGCGATTCCACCGCGAACGGCAGCGCCGTCTGCGGCGTCGGCGTTGCGGCCTCGCGGTTTTCGTAGTGGTGGCCGACGAGCAGCAGCAGCGCCTGGCGAACGGGAAGCGGCAGCGCGGTCGCGTCGCCGTAGCCCGCCGTGTAGCGCACCACGACCGCGTCGGGGCGCGGGTAGGTCGCCGGCGCCGTCCAGCCCTGGTGGAACACGAGCGTGTCGCCCACGCGGAAGTGCAGCGCCGCGTCGAGCGTCTGCACGACGTTGGCGGCGTCGCGGTACGTCACGACCGGAACGCCCGACACCGGCCGCGTCTGCACGACGTTGGCGGCGTCGCGGTACGTCACGGCGGAAAGCGTCGACACCGGCCCGCACTGCAGCGCTGCTTCGCGCGCCCACGGAAACGCCGCGAGCTCGAGGTCAAGCGTGCGCGTCACCAGCGAGCGCCCGAGCCAGCCGGTCGGACCTTCCAGCCACGCGCTCGCCACGCCGACGAGCGACGCAAGCATCGCGTCGTGGTGCGCGTGCACCACGCGGCAGTGCGCGCGCGCGTCCGCCGTCGTGACCGCCGGGCTCGCCGGCGGCGTCACGACGACGACGCGGCCTTCACTCAGGTGTGTCACCGCCAGCGACCGTATCTTCACCGTCGCCGCCGACGACTGTCGCGCGCGACGTGCGCGGCGCGCGCGCAGGCACGCGCGGCGCACTCGGCTCCGACGCCGCGTCCACGCGCACCGCCACGCCGCGCTGGAGCCAGCGCTGCGCAAAGTCGTCGCGCAGCTCGTACTCTTCGTTCGCCACGTACTCGGGACCCTGGTTCCGGCCCTCCGTCTCGTAGATCACGGTCTCAGTGAAGCGGACCCGGATCATCGGCCCTCCGTTGCGGGTTGAGTGGATAAGGTGAGCGGGGGCCACGCGGGCAAGGCGCGGCCGCCGGCGTCTACGTCAGCGTCAGTCCGCGATCGCCGACAGCGGCGGCGCGAACTTCGGCCCGTATAGGATGTAGAACAGCACAGCGAGCTGCGCGGTCGAGCCGACGTCGGCGACGCTCGCGCCGACGCAGTCGAACCCGCCGTCCACGTCGAGGTCCTCGGCCTTGATGTCGATCATGACGACCGCGAGCTCTTCGGCCAGGTCGGTGTGCGTGAAGGTGTTTCCGGACGCCTGCTCGACCAACGTCCACGCGCCCGGCAGGGCCGTGGCGTGCTGCTTCTTGTGCGCGCGGGTGAAGTTCAGCGCCTTGGCGGCCGTGCCGGCCACCGCCGTCGCCTGCTGCACGGTGATGGTCGGGTCTTCGCCCGCTGCGCCGATCGCTTTCATGAACACGATCGCGACGCGTTCGTAATTTTTCATCGACACGAAGAGACCGGCGTTGGCGGCGGTCGCCATGTTCACGATGCCGAAGCCGGTGGCGATGTTGAGCTGCTCGGCGAGAGCCGAGTTCAGGTGTTGCATAACGAATGCTCCGTCGATGAGGAAAAAAAAGCGGGCGGTCTACGGGGTGGAAGACCGCCCGCAGTCTTGCGGACCGTGAGGGGAGGCCGGCTCAGCGGGCCGCGAGGGTGACGAAGGGCGAGCGCGTCGACGAACCGTCGCGCGGCGAGATCGCGCCCGACCACCACGGCTGACCTGCGAGGCGGAAGGTGAACTTGAAGGCGATCAAATCCTGGTCGAACCACAGGTGCACCGACGTCGCCGCCTTGATCCCGCCGCCCTTCGTGGCGGTGAGGTAGGCGGCGAGATCGACGAGCTGGACGTCGCCGAGATCGCCGACCGTCTCGCACACTTCGTGCGGCAGTACCGGGCGGCCCATCAGCGAGCCGTAGGGCGCCTGAGAGAACCCGCCAGGCGGCACGTAGATCGGCTGGTTGCCGATCGTCATGCCGATGAGCTGCGGCTCGGCGTCCGGGTGGATCAGCCACCCCGACGTCGGGCGGTTTTCCGCCGGCATCCGCGACCACATCTTGGCGATATTCGCCGCGGTGATCGTGTCGGCGGTCTGCGCGGCTTCCGCCGCCACGGTGACGAGCGCCGGCGACGACATGTAGCCGAGCGGCTGGCCGACGCCGGAGCCCCACACGATCGCGTGGGAAACCTTGTAGTCGATTTTCTGCGCGGCCTTGCGCTCGACATATCCGCCGAGTGCTGCGGCGTCCTCGAGCAGCTCTTCGGTGACCGGCACGATCGCGGCGAGCTTGTGCAAACGCACGCTCACCGTCTCGAGCGCGACTTTAGACTGCGCGATCGCGCTGGCTTCGCCTTCCCAATACGCCTGGATGCCGCCCGTGGACTGCCACGGCGTCGTCATGTCGGCCGGGAAGGTGAGCTGGTTCGACGAGCTGATCTGCTGGTCGGTGCGCGACAGCAAGCTCGCCTGGCCGAACACCCGTTCCATGATGCGCGCGCGGAACTCGGGCGGCACGGCGTAGCCGCCGTCCGGCCCCACGCCTTCCTGCGATATCGTCGCCGCGGCCGCCATGTTCAGCCGCGAGTCGCGCTCGCCGCCGAGCGACACGCGCCGCACGGCGTTGGCGAACTCGCCAAAATGGCCGAAGCCGAAGTTCGCCGGGTGCGAGGACGGCGTCACCACGCTCGCGCGCGGCCGCGCCGGATCGGTCACGGTGGTGTCGGGCTCCGTCTTGCGGCCGGTCGGCGCGGCGAGACGATTGATCTGCGCCAGCGCCTGCGCGCGCGTGGCGATGAGCCCTTCGAGGCGATCGATTTCGGCGGAATTTTCGCTAACCGCGCGCTCTTCTTCCGCGTTCGGCTCGCGCTGCTCGCGGTCGAGCTTGGCGAGGATCTCCTGCGACGCCGCCGCCAGCATGTTCTGCCTGTCGCGGTGCGCGAGGATCGTGGTGTCGCCCGACGGGTCAGACATTGTGTTCTCCATGAAAGAGGCCGCCCCGAAGGAGGCGGCCGGTGGGGCGTCTTCCGACGCGGGATTGGCGCGGCCGTGACCGGCGCCGGAAGGTCGTGCGGCGTGAGCGTTACGCGGCGCGCAGCGTCAGCTTCGCCGCCTGGCGCGCCACCTGGTCAGCGAGCGCCTGACGACGCGGCGACAGTACGTGCGGCAGGTTGCGGAATGTCATGCGCCGCGGGTCGAACTTCGCGGCGATCGCCTTGTTGGCGACCACCTCGTCGGCGAGGCCCGCGTCCACGGCTTCCACGCCGCTGAACCACGTCTCAGCGCGCATCAGGTCGCGCACTTCGGTCGCGGACTTCTTCGTGCGCGCGGCGTACACCGTGGCGATCTGTCCGCTCGTGGCGTCCACGCGGTCGGCGACCGCACGCAGGTCGTCGGCGTTGCCCATCGCGAAGGTCCACGCGTCGTGTATCATCACGAAGCCGGCCTCGGCCACGCGGATCACGTCGCCCGCCATCGCGATGACCGACGCGGCGGACGCCGCGATGCCGTCGACGTACACGGTCACCGTCTTTTGCGACGCCACGAGCTGGCTGTAGATCGCCAGCCCCTCGAACACGTCGCCGCCATAGCTGTTGATCCGCACGTCGAGCGCCGTGGCGGAAACGCGTTTCAGCTCTTCGGCCAACGCACGCGCGGTGATGCCGGGGCCGTCCCAGCTGTCGCCGATGTCGCCATAGATGAGAATCTCGGCGCGCTCGGCCGATTTCATGAGAACTCGAAGTGTCATGTGACGTGCGCTCCGTTGGCTCGTGTGCGGCCGGTCGCGTCGGCGTTCCCGTCGCCGTTCCGTTCGTCGGTGGCAGGCTTCGCCGCCGGCGCCTGGTACTGCACGGTGATGTTGTAGGTGTCGCCATCTGGCCCGATCGTGTCTCTCTCCTCGAGCTCGCGGATCTCGTTGACGTTGAGGGCGCCCATGTCGCGCATCCCGCGATAATAGGCGACGCGCTTGTCGCTGTCGGCGCGCAAGAAGCCGTTGACGTTCATCTTCGTGTAGAGCCCGCCGCGGGAGGAGGTGAGCAGCTTGC